CTTTAAGTGTTTCTACATCAACTTCTAATAATACTGCTCCAATAAATTTTGTAGATAAACTTAATTTAAACAACACAGGATATACAAGTGGGTTTTTAGGCGATGGATGGAGTATATACAATAAGTTAAATAGTGATAATACAACAACAGGTAAATATGTTGCCGAAGTAGATGATTTAATTGTTCGTGGTTCTATGAATGTACATGAACTTGTTATTAATCAAATAAGAGCAACTAATGGAGCATTAATAGTAAGTGATGCGGGAAAAGTTG